TTCCATCTGTTCTGCAACATTACCAACTGTAACACTACCAGATAAAACTGCATCAAGACGAGCTTTAAGTTCTTCATAAGACTTAAAGTTAGTGGTGGCAGTAAACTCACTTAGAGGATACTGTTTCTTCCACACTTCCTCAATCTGTGAATCATTATCAAACAACGCAGATGGGTTATCAAAGTCAGAACTATCATAGTTTCTGTATCCTGCAACATTCTTTGCTTTTAACTTAAAGTTTGCACCTTGCCAGAAATCGAATGGATCGATTGCTTCCTCATCCTCAAACTCAGGTTGCATCGCTGCAGTAAGTTTGTCAAAGATTTTCTTTCCATACTTGTATAGAAATACTATACCTTCGTTCTCAGGATTTGCAGGATCTTTTACAACATAGATGTTGGAAACGTAAGTAAGTTTACGCTTCTGCTTTCTTGCTGTTTCTTTTCCAGCATCAGTTCCATTGTTCCAGAGTAATGAATTGTACTCAGAAACAGGGTCTTTCTGTCCAAGTGTGGTAAGTGAGTTCTCAATGAACCATCCACCAGGACCTTGGAATGCGTGTGAATATAGTTTTACAAATGGTAAATCTTCACCTTCGGGTGCAGGTAGGAATCTGATAACAGCATAACCGTTACCTCCTTTGTCTACATCTAGCTTCCAGATACGGTCATCAGCGTTACCGCCCGTGTTGTTCATCTTCTCGACTTCTTTTACTAACTTTGCAGTAAGTGAGCCAAGTTTAGACTGTTTTTTTAGGTCTTTAAAAGACATTTGGATACCTCGGATAAATTGGATATTTTGGATAATTGGATTATAACAGATTAATAATCAATTGTCAATAGACTTCTTAAGAGTCTCAATAGTATTTGACATACCACTGAATAAAAGCAACATATCAGTTCCTTCTGGAAATCCCATCAGTTCAACAGATTTTTGCAAATGATTCTTAAGGTCGATTGCTTCTTTATCATCAGAAAGACTTATACGAGTATACATTACTCGTTGTCTCTCTAATAATTCAGTAAGTTTTTCAATGTGGTCAACTTTGTCTTCACGACTAAAAGTTCCAAACTTCATTGCATTCTTGTAAATAGACATCTGCAATTCGTTTATCTCTTGTAGTTCTTCACGAACTATATCGGAATCAAAAAAATCACTCATTTACGATTTCCCGTAGTATTTTTTTAAAGTTGAATACATTAATATTTAGGAAAGGTTTATACTTCCTTATTTTCAAACTTACGGTTTCCCATACGGGATCAAGTAATTTTTCGTCAAACTTGTCTGAAAATGAGAATATAATATCAAAGATAACAAAAGTTTCTAGTGACACATCACCACCTAAGAACCTCTTCAATATAATTGGATGTCCTTTGCCACAATCAAATAATTCATCAAGTTTATATTCTTCTAATAACTTAGAACATTCTTCTTTGAATAAGTAAGATATACTCTGTTTTCTTCTCATCCAATCTGCATATGTTCTTTCACCAGAATTAATAATCTCACCAATCCACAGGTTATTTGGATTATCTGTAGTTACGAAGTTTGCAAGTAAAAAATCAACTATCTCACCATCAGAATATTTTCTTGATGTTTTCTCAAACCAATACTTATCTTTTCTTTTGTTAAAAGAAGCCATAGTCGCACGAGATTTACCACCATACCGAAAAAAGTCATACTTACGGTTAGTAAAATGACTTTTCATTGATAGATATGACTGGTAGGTTTCAAATGGTGTCACTTTCATCATATTCCTCTTCACTATCTAATTCTGTAATTGCATCAACGGGAACTTCTGCTTCTCCGATACGATACCAATGTTGATCTATACCAATACTATCAGGTCTGACACCTAAGTATTGTAAATCACGGAAAGTATGCTCACGAAGCATCGCTTGCAATCTCCAATGAATTAATTCTGATTTTTTCATTATAAAGGTAGTTTTGCTCTTGATGTAGGTTTCATAAAGTTAAGACGAGTCGCGTCCCACTTCAATCTTTCTTTCAAAGGTTTTGAAATAAGTCTTGTTATTGATTCTACCTCAAGTCCATTAATATCGCAATAGTGGCAGATAGCATCAATATAATTGAATTCTTCTTCTGCTACTATTTTTTCAATCTCCATCGCAAATTTCTGAGGTGTCAGAAATTTACTCTCAATTGCTTTTTCTAGTTCTTTATTTGGTTCCATAAAGGTCAAGTTTATCCCCAACAAATTTTCTAATATACTTGGTGAGGAGTTTGATGTACTTTGTTTTGTCATACTCTTCATAAACGACGCATTCTCCATTTTCACATGCCATGATAATTACAAGTTTTTTAACAGATATTCCTGTTAACTCATAGAGCATACAACCGTATGCCATTGCTTGGACAAAATAATGTTCTATCCATTCTCTGGGTTTAGGTTTTTTAGATGTTTTAAAGTCTATTATTGCTAACTCACCATCATATTCTGCAATACAATCGACGGTTCCTGCAATACCTAATTCTATACTATATAGGGAACCTTCCAGACAGTGAATATTATCTATTTTGTTTAATTTTCCCTTTGAAATTTTAAAAAGAAAATCTGATATAGGTGGAACTTCTGGAAGAACTTCATCATTTTTAAGATAATGCTCTGTGAGAGTGTGCATATCAGTTCCACGAGTAGTAGCAGCTTTTGTAATACGATCTGCCTCCTCATCTCCTACCTTTTTCCTCCAGTTAACAAAGATTTCTTTATTAAAATGACTCGTTACAGAAGTAATCGAAACAAGTTTAATTAACTCATCTTTTTCTGGAACTGAATAATAACGAACCCCATCTATAGTCTCCCTACTTAGTTTAGGAAGATCCAAATCAATATGTTTAAACATTACATACCTAACTCAAGTTTAGCAATAAGATATTCTTTTACTAGTCCAGAACGTATTATGTCGTCTAAACCAAATTCAATAATATCAACAGAAGGCATTGATGTCAATATTTTCATGAAATCAACAATACCATTTCTATCATTAGTTTTAGTAAGATCTGATTGAGTAGCATCGCCACAGAACATAATCTTACTGTTGTCTCCAACCCTTGTCATTATACTATCTAATTCATGAAAATTCAAGTTTTGAAATTCATCAACTATAACAATTGAATTATCAAGAGTTGTTCCTCTAATAAAAGAGGTTGACCAAAACTTTATAGTTCCTTGTGCTTTTAGATTGCCATAAAGCATTTCAAAGTCTGCATCAGATGGCATCTGGAACATATATTTTACCATATTCTTGTATGGTATTTGGTAAATATCTGCTTTATCTTCATGATCACCAGGCAAAAACCCGATTTCACGAGTTGCAACAAGTGATCTTACCAAATATATTTTTTCGTATGGTGTGCTTTCATCTAGAACATCAGAAATTGCATTATATAAGGTAATAAATGTTTTTCCAGTTCCTGCTGCACCATAAGCAATAATATGCTTACCATTTGTGTAAGCATCAAATACTTTTTTCTGACTATCTGATAATGGTTCGATATCCACCAGATAATCATTATTAATTGGTTTTTTTCTTTTCATTTGTTTTGCGGTCAATCCAACCCCAATCGGTTGATCGGAACCTCTTTTTTTTCTTGCCATTATAAGGTTTTCACTCTAGAACCTGGTGATTTTTGTGCTTTTTTCAAAACTTCATTCCAACCAGGATTCTTTTTTCTTAACTTATCCTTCCATTCTCCAACTTCGCCAACACCTGGCATTGTTGAAGGATCAGAGTAATCACGACTCCAATCGGGATTCTCTTCTGTCCATTTGTCCCAATCATGAACACTCATTGAGACTTCTTTCTTTTCACCTGTTTCTTTGTGTACTACTGGATAAGTTGCCATTTGATTATTACAATATATTAATATTTAGACCCACTCTAGAGCCTCTGATACAGTTGAAAACTGTTCGATGAAGACTTTACGACATGCTTCAGCAATGTCCATATGTTCTTTTTGTGTTCCATGTGCAGAACGTAGATCGATGTAATGAATCCAAGAACGACATGAACCTGTCATATAGATTTTAGTTGGTGTGCACAGTGGTAGCACCATTCGAGCACATTCTTTTGCAACTCCCTCTTCGATCATCTGATTATACAATGCTTGAGAAGAACTAAACAGTGTAATCATCTGTGCTTCTAATTTCTGTCTTACAAAAGGATCAAGATCATCTGTTGAGTTTTGACGATTCTTTAAATCTTGTTTTCTTAAGTCTGGTAGTTCTATATTACCTAATTCATTACTTTGAGCATATCTTTGAGAAAACTCTTGAAATGTAAAAGAACGATGTCTTAATATCTGTGCTGCAATCGCACGAGTCGTTTCTATTTCAAGTGTCATTGATGATTGCTCAAAAACTGACCAATGATTGTGCTTGATACAATATCTCAATAATCCTGCATAATTTGGATTATCTTGATTATTTGGATTAGACACTCTGGCAATATGTGCCATTGTTTTTTCTGCATCAGGGGTGATGCTAACCAATTTAACGGTCATTACTTGAATCCTTTAGATGTTTTTTCCTCAATAACTGCTAATTCATCTTTAGCAACTTTTAATTGTTCTTTAATTAACTTAAACTGCTCATCATCAAAAAGTTCTCTCTTTCTTAAGAGTCTTTCAAGCAATTTTACTAATCGTTTTGCACGACTAATCGGTGTAGCCATCGTCATCGTCGTAGAGTTCATCATAGTCAGCAGGTTGAGCAAATGCATCAGAATTTTTGTATGCATTCACATCAGAATACACCTCTGCCTTAATATTGTCAATCATCAGTTCTAAATTACGAATCATGACTTTTAGTTTTTCTCTATCCATGTGAGTGGTGTTTTATATAGTATAGCACAAAAAAAGAAGGGGTACAACCCCTTCGTTTTATTTTCCATACAGGAATTGAACTTCAGCAGTTATGATTGTGAGAAAGATAGCAGATGCTATACATATCTCTAATGTTTCAATCACTTAAGACTTGTAAGTTCTTTTTCTTGTCTTACACCACGGTAAGTTAAATCGACCTTGTTAGTCTGCTTTGTTTTATTCCTGTCAGTGTCATATACGACACCACGGTATGTGACTTGTGCCATTTGGTTTGCTCCTAAAGTAGTTGGACTTTTTAAATCCGTTCCTTCAGTCGGCTTTTGCGTCCCTACAATCTAAACCATACTTTTCACCAAAATCATAATACAACTCAATAATTTCCTGTCTATCTTCTACACTAAGGTCAGGATAGACTTTAGCACGATCAACAAGAGTGTTTATATCTGTACATGATACTGTAACCATAGTAGTGACAGCACTTGATGCAGCAATTAAAGTTTCAATCATAAGAGATGAACGAATCCGTTCCGAGTCGGCTTACTTGCGTCCTATTTGCCATGTCTCACATTGTTCATCTGATACCTTGGTACGAAAGTAATCTATAAGATACTCGTGTGCATCAGAGTTGAGATTCTTATCACTGAGAATCTCAATTCTAGCCTGATTCCATTCATCACATGATATTTCCCAATGGGAAGCATCATGTTCAGCGAATAGAAGTACCAGCAGTGCGAGTCCGTGCATATTGGATGAACGATGTGTTTATTCTAACACATTCATACTATATAGTCAAGTAATTTTGTAACTTGTGTTACAGTTTGAATCCAGCGAATGTGTCTTTCTTTACATCCTGTTTGATTCCACCAACTACATATGATTCAACCTCAGTCTCTTGAGGTGCAACTTGTAGTCCTTTTGATGAGATCCAATGTTGTGTCCAAGGTAGTGGATTATTACGGGCAGGGATGTCATAGATTGGCTTTAATCCTATCGCTTTCATACGGCGATTGGCAATCCATTCTACATACTGTCCTAGCAATTTGTCATTAAGACCAATCATACTTCCATTCTTGAAGAGATATTTTGCCCATTGTTTCTCTTCATCAACTGTCTTCTTAAACATGCGAATTGTATTATCTCTTTCCTGTTCTGCGATGAGTTTCATCTCAGGATCATCACCTTCGTTCCACTTGTTTAATATCTGTTGTGTGACAACTACATGCTGGTTTTCATCCCGACTAATGAGGGATATGATTTTAGCAGATCCTTCCATGAGTTTGAGCTCACCGAATGCAAATGAACATGCGAATGATACATAGAATCGTATTCCTTCCAGAATATTGACATTGGCGATTGCCCTGTAGAGTTTCCGTTTGAGTTCATGTCTGTCGTAAGTTCCTGTTGGGTGTCCTTCAACTGCATACTTCCACAGATTACCAGAATCGTACTCGTGAGCGTCGTTCACGAAATCATCATATGATGAGGTTACACTTTCTGCACGTTCTAATATCTTCTCGTCTTGTAAAATTGTATCGAATACTTCGGCTGGATCTGAATAAACATTCTTAATGATATATGTGTATGAACGACTATGGATCATCTCCATAAATTGCCAGACGTTCATGCATGCTTCCAACTCTGGAAGAGAACAATATGGTGCGAATGCCATCCCAGGCGCCCTACCTTGAACAGAGTCTAACATAATCTGATATTTTAGATTAGATGTAAAAATGTGTTTCTGTTCTGGACTCAAGTTCTGATAGTCAGAACGGTCTTTTTGTAGGGAAACTTCCTCTGGTCTCCAGAAGTAGCCTAATTGTTGTTGTGTTAATTTCTCGAACACAGGGTATTTAGACCCATCGTATCTTTGAACTCCTAAAGGTTGTCCAAAAAACATGGGTTGTTTCTTAGTTTCGACTTCGTTTGTGTTAAAAACAGTGATGCCTGACACTCTATTCTCCGTGGTTAAATTTTACAGGATTCGCAATCTTCTTCTTGTTCGATAGAACAGTCGCCTAATAATTTATCTAAACTTTCTTTTACATCTATCTCATCAGATTTAAGGTCATTTGTGTTCTGATAGTAAGATGTTTTCCAACCGTACTTATATGTAGTTAAAAGGTCATTTGCCATTACAGATACAGGAACTTCGTTGTCCTCAAAGTGTTCTGGATTGTAACTCCAGTTACCAGATATAGCCTGGTCAAAGAACTTTTGCATTACAGAGATGATTTTGATGTATCCATCATTATTTTTCATCTCCCACAAAATTGTATAATTATTTTTCAAATAGGAATAGGAGGGAACAATCTGTTTAAGAGGCCCTTTCTTTGACTTCTTAACGGACAGGTAATCTCTAGGTGGTTCGATTCCATTTGTGGCATTTGACACAATGGAACTGCTCTCCGAAGGCATTTGTGCGGACAATGTTGAGTGCCTAAGACCGTGGGTGGTGATAGATGTTCTAAGAGATTCCCAATCATAGTTAAGTTTGTTTGGAACGATCTCATCTACATCAGACTTGTATGTATCGATTGGTAAAATACCTTGAGAATATTTTGTTCGATCAAAGTATTCACACTTACCTTTTTCTTTTGCAAGTTGATTAGATGATTTTAACAGATAATATTGAAATGCCTCAGTAAGATCATGTGTCAATTGCCATGCAGATGCATCGTCATAGTGTTCTCCGTTCTTTGCCAAGTAATGTGCAAGACCAATAAAACCAATCCCAAGAGATCTTCTTTTTTTAGTTGAATTCTCTGCGGCCTTTACTGGATATCCCTGATAGTCAATTAACTCCTCCAGGCCCCTTACAGATAGGTCACAGAGGTCTTCTAGTTCCTCTAACCTATTGATCTTTCCAACGTTAATTGCAGATAAAATGCAGAGAGCAATCTCTCCATCAGGATCATCAATATGTTGAATGGGTTTTGTAGGTAAAGTTATCTCTTGACAAAGATTACTCATGTTTACTTTGTCTAAGAATGATGAATGAGAATTACAATGATCAATGTTCATCAGATACATACGACCTGTCTCTGCACGTTCTTTCAATAGGTCAAGAATAAGTTCCTGAGCATCTATCCGAGTCTTGGGGATAGATTCATTATTTTCGTAACGTACATATAGTTCGTCAAAAAATTCAGTACCAAAGCTATCATAAAGCCCTGGCACGTCATGAGGAGAAAAAAGCGTGATCTTCTCGTTGGTAATAAACCTTTCATAAAATAATTTACTGAGTTGAATACTGTAGTCTAATTTGCGGACACGATTGTCTTCGGTTCCTTTATTGTTCTTGAGAACAATTATGTCTTGGATTTCTTTGTGCCAGATTGGGAAGTGGACAGTCGCTGATCCACCTCTAATGCCGTTCTGAGTGCAACATCTGACAGTACTTTCAAACTTTTTGAGGAAAGGTACAACGCCTGTGTGTTGAACTTCTCCGCCTCTGATTTTACTGTTGATGCCACGGATGCGGCCTGCGTTGATACCGATTCCCGCCCTTTGTGCAACATACTTGCCAATAGCCATGTCACTGCTAAATATGCTATCGAGGGTGTCATCAGCATCAACAAGAACACAGCTTGCAAACTGTCTAAGGGGTGTTCTAACACCTCCCATAATAGGTGTAGGTATATTGATTCTGTGTTTCGAGATCGCTGTGTAGTATCGGGTGACATAATCGAGTCTGGTTTTCTTTGGATAATCCGCAAATATTGTCATCGCAATGAGCAAGTACATGAACTGTGGAGTCTCATAGACCTTTCCAGAACTTCTGTCTTGCACAAGATATTTATCTGCAACCTGTCTTAGTCCAGCATATGTGAACAGGAAATCACGACCATGATCGATTATACCATTTAAGATATCAATCTCCTCCTCACAATACTTCACTAAGATATCAGCATCATATACATCTTTTTCAATACAATTTTGAATATGATCCATAAGATGTGGAAGTTCCCACAATCTACCATACAAACTCTTACGAAGAGAGTATAGAAGTAATCTTGCGGCAACATATTGATAGTTTGGATTGTCTAAACTAATGAGGTCACTCGCAGATCTAATTAATATTTCCTGTATCTCAGAAGTTGAGATACCATCATAAAACTGAATACCTGATTGTATTTCAACTTGACTTGCAGAAACTCCTGCTAAATTCTTACAAGCTTCTTCGCACATGATGTGCATCTTCTCAAGGTTCAATGGTTCGATTGAACCATCTCTTTTCTTTACTTTTGTTCCGTTGCTCATACCTTCTTCCAAAGATTTAATTTTAGTTTTGCTGTTAGTTCAGAGTAAACACTACTCTCTAGTATAGTACATATGTCGTATTTTGCAAGAATCATTTCATTTACGTCTTTCTCCTGTATGTGTGATGGCCAAATTACTACTTTGTCTCCACGATTGATGCATCGTTCGATTCGACTGACGATCTCTCTGTTGCGAGGTTCGTTATCAAAAACCCAAATATAATTGCTCCAACCAAACGACCCAATATCAAGATCGGAACCGCACATAGCAACCGAGTTTTCCACAAAGGTTGAGTCGAATGGTCCTTCGGTGATGTAGATAGGTTTCTTTTCATCTATTTTATCTAATCCGTATATTTTAGGGGCGTCTTCATTAAGCATCACAGTAATATATTTAACAGAATTCGGACCTAGACTTCTGCCTTGAAATCCAATTAAGTTTTTTTCTGTATCATGCAGTGGTATTATAACACGACTTTCATCCCTATGGATAGTGTGAAAGGTTTGTTTGTGTGTATTTGTCCACTTTTGAAACTCCTTAGTAAAGTAAAATTTACTTGGATCTATTTTTCTCTTTTCAAGATATTTCGTGGCGATCGGAACCTCTGATGCTCGTGGAAGATCTAAACTCTTCTTAAACACAGGTTTCTTAAAATCAAACTTTGGTGATTCTACTACGAAAGAATTACCTTTACCAATCCCACTAGTATGTCCCTCTTTAAATTTCTCCATAACATATTGTTTATGAAGTGAGGTATCAATCTGTTTTAAAAAGTTATTGAACGATAGACTTGCACCACAGTTATGGCATTTAAAGTTCGTATTTGTTTTGACTTGATATAAGTATCCTCTTGCCTTGTTTTTGTGCTTCTTAGAATCACCACAGATAGGACAACGAAAATTATATAAATTTGACTTCACTCTTTTGAACTTGTCTAATCGTGAAGACACCAAGCCTATGTACTTGGAATCAATTATATCCATATGGATATTGTTACTGTGTTTGTATTATACCTGATTGTGGTGGTGCTGTCAATGACCCTACAAATCTCTGTCCTACAGGAGACACCACAAA